CAAAGGATATGCGAGATTGGGCCGTATCCTTGGGAATACTCATCGATAAGCGACGCTTGGAGGATTCTGAAGCTGATAATGGCAAAGGTGGCGAAATACATGCGTTAATCACGGCGATGGAGGCGAACAATGGCGTTACAGATCCCGACCGGCAAACAAAGTGATTTTGTCCTGAATTCCAATTACAGAATTAACGCATCGCATGGGGCCGTCAGATCTGGAAAGAGTGTTGGCGCAAACATCAGGTGGCTCCAGTACATCTTAACGAGACCGCCTGGCAACTTATTGATGGTCGGTAAGACCATAGGCAGCCTAGAAAGAAATGTGCTTACAGACTTGCAATCATGGGTTGGTCCCGATAATTTCAAACTCAGAAAGATCAACAAAGAAGTCGAAATTTACGGCCGCAAAATCTGGATTGAAGGCGCCGTTGATGATTCCAGTTTTCAGAAGATCCAAGGCGAAACGCTAGCAGGCGTCCTTGGTGATGAAGTCACAACCTGGCCGGAAAGTTTCTTCAGCATGCTGATGACCAGATTGTCGGAAAAAAACGCTAAAGCCTTCCTTACGATGAATCCGGGATCGCCTAACCACTGGTTCAAAAAACGCTATCTAGACCGTGAAAACGAGCTTAACATGAAGTCCTGGCACTTTTTGTTAGAGGATAACTTGTATCTTGATCCGACATATGTTGACAATCTCAAAAGCGAATACACCGGCCTTTGGTATCAAAGATACATAGAAGGATCGTGGGTGCTTGCGGACGGTTCTGTTTATGCGAACTTTGACCCTGGACTGCACTGCGTCGATAAGCTCCCGCCTGGCAAATGGAGGAGCCTTTATATAGGTGCAGATTATGGCCAAACCCACCCGACAGCATTCTTGAAGATAATCCAGATTGGCGATGTCTATTATGTTGTCGATGAGTACAAAGAAAGCGACAAATTGAATTCTATATTGTCGAGTGACCTTAAGGGATTCATTGATGGAAAACATCCTCGCAGCATACTGGTTGATCCAAGCGCCAAATCGTTCAAAAACCAATTGGTAGCGGACGGTTTCAAACGTGTCAGGAATGCCAACAACGAAGTAGTAAACGGTCTCGCCAAAATAGCAAACGCATTCGATACTGGTAAGCTGGTGATTGTAGAAAACAAATGTCCTCAGTTAATCGAAGAAATTGGCGGCTACCACTGGGATTCTCAGGCTTCGGAAAGAGGGCTCGACAAGCCGGTAAAATCCGATGACGATCTGGTCGACTGCCTGCGATATATCTGTAACTCCATTTTATGAAGGTGATTTTATGACCATAACTAATATTAATGAACTTTTCAAAACCGGATCAACTTGGCCACCCGAAACCGAATTACCACGGCTCACAACATACCAAACAAATCGCCGGCTTTTCGAAGGCAAACACGATCTGGTTTTCGGCCACAACCCGCCGGACGAATCCCGACCCAAAGATATCACATGCAATTGGCATAAGCGATTAAGCACGCTGTTTGCTGATTTGTTGGTAGGCAGTCCGCCAAAAATTACCGCAAATCCTCAAGAAACCGTCGACAGAATCACAGACATCAACAAAATAAATATACTTTTATATAATACAGTAATAAATGTTCTGAAGTACGGCAATGCTGTTTTGAAGGTTCGGTTCGACAATGGAGCAAAAATTGAACTCATCGATCCGGCTTTGTGGTTTCCGATAGTGAATCCAGATAACAGAAGCGAAATCGAAAGCCATGTTATAGCATGGGTCTTTTCAGAAGCCGATACGGATTATCTGACCTGCGAAATCCACCACAAAGGAACAATCGACCACAAGCTTTTCGAACTGAAAGACGGCAAAATCGTCCACCCGCTTGATCTTTCCGCCGTAGAGAGATATTCAGATCTCAAAGATACTGAAGAAACCGGAATTGACGACTTTCTGATCGTTCCAATTACGAGTCTTGGGGCAGAATCCGTTTTTGGCGATGACGCCTTCACAAATATCAACGGACTCATTCGGGAACTAGAAAACCGGCTTATACGGACCTCTCGCACGCTGGATAAGTTCGCGGACCCTAATATTGTTGGTTCCGAGGAGACAGTAAACATCGATCCAATTACCGGCGAAAGTGATGTTGAAATCGGTGGCGGTCGGTTCATTCCTGTGAGCGAAGATGGAACCGCACCGTACTATCTGGTTTGGAACGCAGACTTGGAAGCATCTTTTACACAAATTGATGCGATATTGTCGCAATTATACATCATGTCGGAAACGTCGTCTGCCTGTTTTGGTGATCTTAAATCCGGCCTTGCGGAATCAGGAAGCGCGCTAAAACGACTGCTTATGCCAACTTTGGCGAAGGTTGGCCGGCTAAAAATTGTCATCGAACCATCCCTAAAAGATGTTCTGAAAGTTGCCGCCAATCTGGAAGTTGTTTCGAGATTTTCCGGTGCAACCACCCTAGATAATATTTCGGTGGATTGGCGGTCTTCTTTGCCAGTTGATATGAAAGAGTTGGCCGATATTGAAACGCAGCGAATCAACAACCGGCTTACGTCTCGAACATCCGCACTCAGGCGGCTTGATGAAGGCGCTTCTGAAGCGGACATTGAAGAAGAACTCGCAAAAATCGACGCGGAACGTGCTTCTGATTATCGATTGATGAATATTGAAATGTGAATTTTTGGCCGAACTGGGCCTAAAACGTAGGTGTTTTATAAATGACAGAAGATAAAAATATTAATGATGCTGAGAACGGATCTCAGGATAATCAATCCGGTGAAAAACTGTTTACTCAAAGCGATCTGGATTCCAAAATTCAAGCCAGATTAGAGAGGGCAAACCGAAAATTTACAGATCTTCAGGCCAAATATGACGACATTCAGGCGCAAATCCAGAACGCGGATTTTGAACGCTTGAAACAAAAAATAGCAACCGAAAACGGTCTGTCTGAAGAATTGGCAACGAGGCTACATGGCGAAACTGAAGACGAACTCAAAGCCGATGCGGAATCTTTGGCAGGCGTAATTAATGTCAAAAAATCAGTGGGCCGGCCAACAAATCCCGCCGATTCTGAACCTGTTTTGTTTACGCGTGCGGACATCAAATCGATGAGTCGAGATCAGCTTATCGCCAACATGCAGCACATCGAAAAACAATTAAAAGAAGGAACTTTAAAATAAAGGAGGTAATATTTTATGGCAATAAATAATTTTATAGGTGAAGTATGGAGCGCACAGATTTTTCAGGCTCTTCAAAAATCTCTCGTATATGGACAGACGGGAATAATTAACAGGGATTATGAGGGCGAAATCAAGAGCAAGGGAGACAGTGTAAGGATAACCTCACACGGTCCTATAAGCATTGACAATTACGACAAGTCCACCGGCCTAAGCGATCCTGAGCAGTTGGACGACGCCCAAACCGTATTAGAAATAACCCAGAGCAAGAGCTTTAATTTCAGGGTTGAAGATATCGATAAGGCCCAAATGACCGTATCTCTCATGCAGAGCGCTACCCAGGACGCGGGTTATCAGCTCGCAGATCTAGCCGATCAGTACATAGCCGGAATCATGGCCGCACAAGCCGGAAATGCGGTAGGCAGCGACGGAACCCCCAAGAAATTTGACGGCACGACTGATGTCGTAGCCAACGAAATTTTAGCCGTTAAACAAGAACTGGACGAGGCTAACGTACCTTCTCAGGGCCGGTTTATGGTTTTGCCGCCTTGGGTAACTGTGATGCTTCTGAAAGACACAACCATAACTGATCCGTCCTGGAGTGGCGTAGAGGGCGTCATGAAGAACGGTCAGATCGGGAAGCTTTACGGATTTGACCTGCTCCAGAGTAACAACGTTCCCAACACGACCGGAACCAAGTATAAGATTCTGGCTGGAACTTCTAGAGCCACCACTTTTGCCGATTCTGTGAACGAAACCGAAGCGTACCGACCTGACAAATTCTTTGCAGATGCTCTTCGAGGCTTGCACGTTTACGGTGCTAAGGTCATCGATCCTAGCAGTCTGTGTGTTCTGACCTGTAGCAAATCATAGGAGTTGATATATAATGACACGATCCGAAATTACTGTTAATGAATGCGATGGAACTTTCAACGCGGCTGAAACCGCCGATACAATCGATAAGGGAAACGATCACGTCATAGCCGCCGGTTCCAATTTTGAGAAGATGGTTCTAGCCTTTCATCTTTCCGCTGCAACTGCTGACGATACCATAACCATCGTGGCGGGAACTGCTAACCCTGCCTTCAGGCGGGACTTGGGCGATTTGGTCTATACTTGCGCGGGTGGCGCTGCTGAAGTGGTTTTAGGACCCATCGAGACAGCCCGATTCCTTCAGGCTGACGGAACTATTCACATCGATGTAGCAGGTTCCACGATCGCGGGAACCGTCGAATCTTATTCCATATAGACTGGCAGCTTATGCCAGTCTTATTTTTTTATGGGGGTGAATATATAAATGACGGATTATATTAGCGTTTCTGATGCAACCGCTTATTTTGGAGTCACCAAGCATCTTTATGGAGCAGCCTGGACTTCAGCAACCGATAACGAAAAAGCGGCTGCACTTAACATGGCTCAAAATCGGTTTGAGTCGCTGCGATGGAAGGGCAAAAAGTATGACCAAGATCAGGATTTGCAGTGGCCGCGATATGTCAAAATTCGTGGTACCTGGCAAATAGCCGAATGGAATTCCACCGCAGAAGCCGCAGTTATCCCTCAATTCATCGCGGATGCGGTTTGTGAGGAAGCCTTGGAGATACTCAGAACCGGCAATAGTCAACGCAGGCGGATGCAAAAACAAGGCGTCTCTGAATACTGGCTAAGCCGCGAACTCAAAGAGAAATATAATTCCAAAGGAACTATAAAAAATACTGGATTAATAAGCCTGGATGCTTATATATTGGTGCAAAACTGGATTGGCGGGCCGGTCGTGGTAAGATGACCGATATCATAGACGACTATTTGCCGCATACCGCTTTCAAAGAGGTTTCCGGATCTGCAATTATTTTTGAAGGGGATGTTACGGCGGACGGGCCGCTTGCACCTCTAGCTGGACCTCCTGTTGATGATTTTTATGTAAAAGTTACCGCATCAGGGATCGATTGCATCGGATCGGTAACCATCACGGGTGAAAAATCGGGTGGTGGGGGTGTATCCGAAACTCTTTCTTATACGTCTTGTCGGGACAAGCAGACAGGTTATGAATTTAAGGCATCGACACCGCTAACCAGTATTACTACATCGGGATTAAGTAACAGCCACGTTAAGTGTGAATATTGTGATATTTCAGGAAATCTATTGACGGGTGCGGCTTCATGGACTCCGTTTTCGTGCAGGTGGGACGACCTTCAGGTTGGGTTTTGGGACGATTCCGGAAACTGGATTTTGTGCAATGCTGAAATGATTTGTAAAGAAGCAGTCTTAATAACTGACAATATTAAGTATAACGACATTCAGCACACCCCAGAGAAGGTAGCACCACACGCAGACCTTGAAGGGAACGTTCAGTTTTACGTTATTTTGTTCTGAGGTACAATCCATCATGTCGGGAAGAGTTCGGCCATTCTCGATCAAATAGAAAATTATAATAAATACAAAATATATATTTGGGAGTGGTTCTTTGACAATTACAGGCAGAAACGATTTGGATCGGAAAATACAGAAACAAATTTTATGTACGAATTTACAAAAAGAGCTTGATGAGACATTACATAAAGACCTGGAAGATGTTGCACCAATTTATGAAAAGGTTTGCGAAAACAAACAGGATATTTTTATGGAATTGGTCGAAAAAATGAAACGGGATTCGTAAGTAATTTATAGAGCTTGTGGGGATTCAAATGAATATGGATGAAAATGATTCTGAAAGAGCAGATCTAGAAGAAAAAGTAAAAAATGTATTGATAGGCAGAAATCTTCCACTACATGATGAAAATTATACAACATATTATAATTCTGCATATAAACAAATGAATGAAGAGTTCGACGTCGGAAAGATGCCAGAATATGATAAAATTTTGGCTATTGTTGCACTTATTGAGATAAAATCGCTGTTAATCGGGACACCGGCTTATAATTATATAGCTCAGAGATATGGTCTCAAAGGGGATGCGTCTAGTCTTAACGGTTCTTTGTAAGGACGATGTAGGATAAAATAATTTGCATTAACTATTTTTTTTGTTGATAATGGTCAAATATTGCTCATATATCTCGCGTTTGATTTTATCGACCACATGCGCATTTATTATTATGGGGGGGCTGTGGTGCTTTTGGGAGGCGATGTGCGGCATAAAATGCCATAAAACTATATATCAGGTATTCTACAATAAGATCTAGCAAAGCGGCGTTATATTTCAGCAAAACCAGTATCGGAAACGGTAAGAAGGTGCGGGGGATGGGATTCGAACCCACGAACTCCTACGAGACTAGGCCCTGAACCTAGCGCATTTGGCCTGGCTATGCGACCCCCGCACAAGAAAGTCGGATTTCAGATTGTACATGTACTATTTAACTGTTATCGGTGAGCGTCATAATGGCTGGTTTAGTCCATACTGAAAAGCGTTGGTATTTTTGATCCTATCTCAAACGATGAGACCAGTCTGCACTAATGTATCGCTTTTGGGTATGTGAAAATGGGACGTAAGCGATTAAATATAAATTGGAAGAAAAACTTAAAAACTGAAGATTTTCATCCCGCTTTGAAGCGATATAAATATTATCTTGAAAACAATGGATTTCGAAAAGCTACTAT